CGCCTACATAGTGAAAGTTGCTGCCAGCTCCGTTTCGGAGCACTGAATTATGCATATCAGATCCCTGCCCTAATAAACGCTTGTTCATCCCGTTCCCGTAATTGCGCCAGCGTCAGCCAATCCCCCCTGTCGGTATAGAACTGGTCCGGCGACATTCCGCCATCTCTCATCAGTCTGGCGCGCTGCTGCCCGACTATCTGCTTTTGACGCTCATACGGCTGGCGAGCGAACCAACCACTGTAATCAGTATCAGCCGGAACCTGACCATCCATGCTGGCGCGTGTTGCGCCTGAAATCGCCCGAATATCCAGCCCCAGCTCTGCAGCAGATTTGAGGATCAAAGTTTCCGTCGATCGACAACAGAAATGGATTTTTCCCGGTCCCTGCAGATAAGGGATTTTGTGGCCGATAGGTTTGTTTGCGAGCGTATAGCGCAGGCGATCCCGGATGCGACACATTGGCGTGGTGTGATTATCCAGGGTAGAGAGCCATTGCTTGCCGCTCAGCAGATCGTCGTTAACGCTGGCGAACTCCTCTCTGGCTGTGGCTGCAACGTGGCCGACCGCAGTTTTAGCTATGCTGGCTGCGTTGCTGCGACTCATCTGCAGCGCGCCATCCTGATAACCCCGGTTCGCGTGGCCGCGTATTTTTTTTGCCAGTTGCGTTGTCGTGTCGCCGAGTAAAAAACCCTGCCTGATGGTGTTAGATATGCGGACCATCCTGTCTGCCTCCAGACCGGAGGCCCACTCTTTCAGCAGCCTTCCCTGAAATGGTCTGGACATAGCCGCGGCATAAACCATTTCGGGAGTTACTGAATGCGGTGGATAGTGAGTTTTGACCTCATCAGGCAACAGGGCATCAAACAGGCTCAGCTGAAATCCTGCCTCATGCTCTGCAAAATCGCGTAGTTCTGTCGTCATGCCGTTAAGATAGGCAGCGGTGGCCTGTCTGTTAATCTCACGCACGCCCACCAGCATCGTTTCGATACGTTGCACGGTGAAGCTGGCTGGATCGAGCGTTTCCAGCGCTACAATAAGCCGTGCAGATAATTCAGCGTCACTCTCATTGAGCACCTTCACCATCCGACTTGCTACGCCGGTGCTGTACCGGCTAATCCATAGTGCGTGAGCTATCGACTCATCGCGCAGAGTTTCGTTAATGGTCGCCACCTTAACCCCCGCTCAGAACCACGGGCAGATTCTGCAACTCATCCAGCACGTTCTCAGGCGTAGTGTCAGGGTCAATGATTCTTAGGCGCTGATAGGCTCGTACCGCATCAATCGGACGTATGTCGCCACCCTGCCGCAGACTCTGAATAGCCAGCGCTGAAGGGGCGTTAAATGACTGGTCTGCAACGTCCAGCTCGGTACGCACATCGACATTACCGCCATCACGCTCGCCAATGTACTCGGCCATGATCTGCAGTATGTTATCCAGCGCGTCCTCCAGGGAATTCGCCATCGTGAACAGGGGCGAGTTTTCCTGCATTGTTTCCTGCTCTGTCTGGTCTACGGATTTGGTTGAGGTATTTTCAGCACGCAGCAGTTTTGCACCCGCCATGCGCATCTGATCCTGGAGGGTATCGAGAGAGGTTTGCCCCGCACCGATGGCGCTGCCGGTATGTTCTACATATTCAACGCCCTGCTGTTCCCGATCTGTGAAATTCGTTGCGCTGGATGCCCCGATTTTTAAAGTTTCACCCTCAGCAAGCCCGAACGTCACCAAAAGCGGTACACGAGCAACATGCAGGATGTTGTCCTGCTCGCTCTGACTCTGCCAGTGTTTGATATTCAGGTGAGCAAGTTCAAGCAGCGGCGGTTTACCGCGCATAAATCCAGTGCTTTTGGTGTAAAACGTAACGAGTGGAATATCCTGTCTGCTGGTCTCCCACGCCTCATGTAGCAGCCAGACGTTTTTATCCTCTACCCCAACACCTTTGCGCCAGATTACTACTTTACCAGGCAGGATGTAGCGGATTTGCTCTATCTTTTTCTGACCAAAATTCTCGCCGTCAATAACCACAACCTCACGGATACGTAACTCAGTCAGCACCACCCGACCGTTTAACGGCTTAGACTTCCAGCCGATAACCTGTTTAGGGTTGAGCATCGTCACGTAAGGTCGTGCGCCGGAGGCGATTTCATCAGCGCGGGTGCGTACTGTCGTTTTATCGATGCGGGGATAATCCACCAGCGCATGAGCGAGGCCATACTGCAAACCCAGACTAAAAAACTCCTGCGCCCACACGTCCAGGCGATTCCCGGCCATATCAAAGTTTTTTGTGTACTCGACAATTTTTTCTGGCGTTTCCTCACTGAGTTGAACCACGTCAGCAAAAACGCGCCCACAGTTTTGTTTGATCGTTTCCTCGTACGCCGGGAGTAATGTAGAAATAGCCAGGCGGCGCTGGTAGTCCTCTTTATCCTCATTAATCCAGCGCGGCATATAAATCTCACCAAGCTGTCGGATATAAAATGTGCCGCCCATCAGCGCGTCATTAAGATCCCACGCGTCCAGCATGTCGTTATAGTCGAGATTTGGGGTAGAAATATCAGGCATAAATTACATCCGCAATTTTGTGACTTTTCCGGTCGGTTTAACTATTGGGAATTGTTTAATGATGAAATAGCCACCAGCATCGTTCGGGTGGTCATTGTCATCTGATTTATCAGGTTCGCCGTTGTCGCCCCATACCTGCTGTTCCAGCGCCTCAGCGTAAACAGGGCAGCGTTTAACGTTGACCTTGTAGCGCCGCACGCCATTCCCGTTGCAGAACATGGCATTCATTGAGTTAACGCGATCTTTTACGGGCGGATTGGCAGCATTAACGACAACGGTAAACCCAGCCTGTTTTAACTGGGCTATGTCCGTTGCACTGGCATTGACTGATTTTCGGGAATCACCGGAGGCGTCGGGATAGATATAAATTTCGCGCGTTTTGCGATAATTATTGCCGTCATACAGCCAGAAACGCTCTTTGATCATGCGAATCATGTCCGGCGTATCCATCCCCTTTGTTATCTCAGTAACCGCACACGGCAGGCCCAGGCGGAGAACGTGAACGACCCCCGTCATTTTCCCCACGTTGAAATCCATCCCGATATAGATCGGCTCCCCTGGCTGCTCTTCCTCCTCGCAGTTATTCAGAACGCGATCAAACTGGTGATATATGGTGCCGCTAACGAGGTTGGTAAATTGCCCTTTGAGGTAGGCTTTGATCAGCTCAGGTGGATAGCTGGCCATCAGGGATGGGATATAGTCATCCGGGAGATTTGCTTCGTTATCAAACGTGGACGCCTGAATGAGGCCGTACATTCCAGCCAGTGCAGGCTTTTCCCTCATAGCCTTAACAAATTGCTGGTAAACGAACTTGAACCCCTCTGGGGTCGTTGTCACGTCTATGCCGTTGAGCAGTCCCGGAACCTTATAACGCATACGGGCGATTATTTTTCGCCAGGCCATTTGCGCCTTTTTTGTTGGCAGAACGTCCAGTTCATCGATCAGCGCTTTACCGATTTTAAAACCGACTATCGTCTGAGGCTTCTCCATCGACCGGCATAGCGTGGTTCCCCGGTACTGACGCCCAGCGTAAAAATGGACCTCTTTGTTTCCCTCGTTGATTTTGGTTTTCAATCCCCAATCAAACGCCACCTCTTCAATCGTGGGATAGAAAATGTCGCGTATCTGCGGATAGGTCGGGGCGAAATACCCCTGATTAATTTTCGGATGCTCCCAGACGCCCTTGCACAGCCCGCCGCACCCGACCCACGTTTTACCGGAACCGAATCCGGCGACGTACGCCTTGAATTTATGCGGCATTGCGAGAAATTGCGCCTGAGGGATATTAAGTTGCGGCGAAATCCCCGTCATCATCATTCCTCACCCGTGCATCCACGACATTAATGTTTATCGCTACCGGCAAAGGCTCCTCATCCTCCTCATTTTTCGCGGCCAGTTGTTTTCTCAGAGCCTCAATTTCGGCCTGTAGTTTTTCGTTAGCCAGGCGCGTCTGCTCAGCTTTGAGTAATCGCAGCTCCCGCTCCTGCTCGCTGACCGCCAGTTGGTGGAATGCCGCCAGATGTTTCAGAGCTGCATCCTGATCGCGCATTATTATTTCAATGCCGAATTTTGATTTTTTTACCCCAGCAATGAGTCGGCGTGATGGGCCTGTTATGTCGCGGGTATCTGCCAGATAAACATCTGCCACCCCTTCACCGGCACAACGTGGACAATCGGGATTGGGATCATCGTTCTCAATAAATCCTAGGCCGCCGTATTCAGGCTGCGGCTTGCCATCGTTAATGGCTTTTTCTGCGGCGCGGTCATATTCGTCAATATCGCGCCACTGATAGAGAAATCGCTCGCCCCAGCAATGCCTGCAACAGCATCGGCGCATCTGTGAAATCTCACCGGGATCGGCAATAGCGATTTCGTGCCAGTGCCGCAATACCTCCTGACCGCTCAACACTGCATCTTTGTGCAGCTGCTCCAAGCCGCGATTGATAGCCCGCGTTATGTTGGGCTTTCGATGGAGCATCCTGGCGGCGCGATCCCCTCCGGTGTAACCCGCTTTTTTATAGGCCGCATATTTATCGCGCGTCTTTAAAAACTCGGTCACGAATGTTTGTTCCTGCGCATTTAAATCTGCGCAAAATGAGGAAGCACTCGGATCCTGCGCAGTTTTCTTTTGCGCAGCCCTTGCAGGCTCAGCCTTCTGTCTGGTTAAGGCTTTAGATTTTTTTTGCGCAGTTTTATTTTGCGCACTTTTTTGCGCAGTTCCTTTCGAGGTTTTTTGCGCAGTTTTTTTTACCGGCTTCTTTATGTAGCGGCGAGCGCTGCTGTAGTTTAATCCCTCCTGCTCGCACCATGCTTTGGGTGATATACCCGTACTGGCATGAGCAGCAGCAAACTGAGACTGCAGCGCCCTCCAGTCGGGTTTGCTCATCTATCAGTCCTTACTGGCAGATAATCTCATTAGTTCGTTGTGGGCCTGCGCATCACCTTTGCGTGCACGCTCAAATAATGCCCGCCTTAACTCTACCTCGCCTTTTGCTCGTCCCTTCCTCATGGCATCTCTGAATGAGCCCATCAATTCACGGTTCTGTTTGAGTTCAACCAGATCGATATTGAGCACATCTGCTATCTGCTGTTCGTTCATTCTGAAAGCTGCGAGGGATTCGATTTGCGGTAATGGGAGCATGTTTACCCCCTGCTAACCGGCAGGCGTTTTTTATATTTTTCGTCGAGAATTTTTACTGCAGTGTTGTTCCAACTTATCCGATGGTGGATGCGCTGATGAGCCAACCCCATCATTGAAATTTTCACGCATGATGGCGCGTACATCACCGAGTAAAAACTTTTGACGTATGTTCCTGATGCCAGATAAAGCTCTGTCATGCCGCCACTGTTCGACTGCGTGGGTTTTTGCAGTAGCTGGACGGCACCGATTGTCAGGAATAACTCACCACGGCGGCCGAGTGTCGTGTAGGTGTTCACGTCCTCATTAATGCGACCGATAAACTCGAATGGCCTGTCAGTGGAGCAAATCAGGCTATTCATGGCTTTCCGCTTTAACCACGAGGCGTTATCGGAATCTCCAAGAAAATCTCCACCCTGAGCCATTGCGATGGTTTTAGCTGGGATTGCCTCGTAATACTCAATCATTGCCTCCAGAACCGGATCGAGGCGGGTGATCAGGCAATAATCTTTTTCGAGCTCCTTGCCGACCCTGAACTGAAACGCCGTGTAATCATCGTCCAGCTCGATAAAATATTTGCAGCCCACTTTTTTTGCCAAATCGAAACAGGCATTACGGGCATAAAAAATAGATCGCCGGTCACCAAAATTGTCGGCCTCATCGAACCGGCTGGCGATATCGCTCTTTGAGAAAACCAGCACTTTGTCGCCGAACAATTCCTGATAACGCTCCCGGGTGGTGTCTTCATCGTCTATGACGATAAAACACTTTCCCGTGTAGCCTGATTTTTTCAGTAGATTCAGCGTATAGATTTTATCCGGGCGCCCATGGCTCAGGATGAATGCGCAGAAATCATCACGCATGCTCTTCCTCCTCACCGTGAACAATCTCCACCATCTTTTTTGTCAGGTGGACGAATCCATGTTCAATCGCCTTTTCATAGTCGATTATGACCAGAGCAGACTCCTCAAACAGCGCCTGAACCTCAGCACTCGCAGATGCGTAGTAATCAGCGATTTTATTGAAGTGAAAAACGGTGTGGCGCTCTGCAGCGCTGAGCAGAAATCTTTCAACCTCAGGCGGAAGTTCTGCCGCCACAATGCGCCCACGCAGATCCTGCGTTTTATTTTCGTCATACAGCTCTGATACTTCAGGGACTGTTTCGGAAGGCTCGTAAACCGGGGTATCGATTTTTGCAGTATAGGGATCATCATCATTCTGCGTTTCGGTTTCAGCCTCCACCAGCAAATCGTTGATCTCATCCAGGCTGAATCCAGTTAGACCGATATCGAACTGCGCATCCATCAACTCAGCGAATTCCAGCTTTAACAGTTCTGTGTCCCAGCCTGCATTCAGCGCCAGCTTATTATCAGCTATCCGGTAGGCTTGTTTTTGCTCTGCTGATAATCCCGGCAGGATGATGGCCGGCACATCGGTTAATCCCAGCTTTTCAGCGGCCATTACACGGCCATGACCTGCTATCAGATCGCCGCTTTCGTCTATCAGGACAGGATTAGTCCAGCCGAACTCATTAATACTGGCCGCAATCTGCTTCACCTGCGCTTCTGAATGCGTGCGCGCATTACGTGCATGGGGAATGATTTCGCTCAACGATCGGTAAATGATAGTGAGCTGCGGAAGATTTTCTGTTGTGGTCATTTCTGAGAATCCAATAAAATGGCCCGGCTCTGCAGAGCGAGTTGGGCCTTGGTTCATACTCATCATGACTGTACCGTGGGTATGGATGTCTGCTGGCAGTTACCGCTGCCAGCAGTCGCCCACCTTCGTATTTCGTTATGGCGTCAATGCCAGTTGCATCTGTGATGATCCCACCGCTGCCCGCCCGTAAATCTCTCCCGTCGCTGTGTATGAGTTATTTTTTTCACCACCAGCATAAATCGGGTGGCCTAAAAGGGATTCGGGCGGAATGCCGGTTGATTCACAGATATCCCCGTAACCGGCAACAGCTGTGATCAACATAGAATCGGCACCGCTCGCAATGAGCGTCCAGGACGTTCCCACCGTTTTATTTTCAGTAGACATTTTTTCCTCTCATTCAGGGTGCGGCAACTGCAGTGATCACCAGCGTAGAAGCCATGTCGAGCAGCGTCACCGTCAGCGTGCAGGTTCCGGCCGTGAGAATGCTTACAGCAGCCTGTCCAGTAGCAGATGTACTTATATGCTGTACCATGCTGGGGTTTGATATCGTCCAGACAGCACCTTCTGCACGCCCGATTTGGGCGCCGGTTTCCCCACTGACAATAAATGCCCCCAGATATTGCCACCCTTTAGGGGCGGTGGCATTCAGCATCGTGTAATGCGTGCTATCTACCTGCGTTACGAACCATGGTGACGTGGGCGTTTTGTTGCTGTCGTTCTGGATAAATATCGTGTCGGCTGGTTGTTTACTCTGACCGCCAATAACGATAGCGCCGGGTATTGATATCCCTGGCATATTGGTGCCACCAATGATAGTGG